GATTAAAGTTTGGAGCTGATTTACCGTCATCACCCTTCAATCTAACCCATTTAAAAGCTTTTTTATCGGTAGGTGTAACAGGTGATGTAGTCCTTGCAATTCCCATATAAGCTTTTGGCTCTCGTCCGAAATTACTACCGTCAGCATTATCTGAATACACTAAATGAGTATATTTGTCACCTGTGATTGATTTTTGTTGGATATCGAACCAATCAAAATCACTAGCCGTTGGCGTTCCGTTTTTAAACACGTAACCAAAATATCTATACTTGTGGTACTGTGCCGGCTCGTTAGTTGGATAATCTGTGTAAGGTCTATCGCCTTCATGAATTGTATACCAATCTACTTGAACACCTGTCCAATTTTCGTCTTCCGGTACTAAGATGAATTTAAATAACACATCATCTACATCGCTGTCTGTTGTAAATACTATATTCTTAGTTTGTAAGGTGTTCCCAAATTCTAATTGACCCCAAGAATACTCTTGTGAAGTTTTGTTGTTTCTAAAGTAAGCCCATAATTTATTGTTATTACCTTTTGCTCGTGCTGTAAGGGTGTATTTTGTATTAGGTTTCAGACTTAAAAACATGTTAGCTTGCCAAATATCGCTAATATCATCATCATTAGTTATATTTACACGAGGTCTATTTTTGGCAAGTAAAAACGAATTGTCGTCCGGTTCAACAACGGTAAAATCTAGTCCGTTTGTACTGTTTGCGTATCCTTTGTACAACTTACCTTCTAATTTCACCTTAGTCCAACTATATTCCGTTGGGTCGATCGGTGCGGTCGATTTACTACCGGTATAAAGCCCTATATATTGGGAATTCGGGTTGTCGTTCATTTCTCGACCGTCAGCAAAGTTCGAATACTTTTTAAACACATATGCATTCTTTCCATCATTACCTCTTAATTCGGCTTTTTTACTTGTGAATGTCTTTACGCTTTCTTCGTTAGCTATCTGCCGAATACCGTCAGCACTAATTGTTAAATCGTTGATTAATCTCTTAGTTTCTTCTTTTGTGATAAAGTCTTTTCTAATACTAGATTGAATAGCATCTCTCATTTTAGTAAAAATATTTTGTGTATTGACTTCTCCAGCTTCAAATTGCTGTCTGAAGCTCTCATCCGAAACTAATGTTTTGATAAATGCTTTGTCAATCATTGCATTTTTTATCTCTGCAAAATTCAATTGTGCTTGAATAGCCTTAATCATTTCAGCTTCTGTGATTATCGTTTTTAGTCTAGCGATATTCCCTTCAACTGCATCAAGAATTCTAGTCTTAACTATTTCTGGAATTTCACCGTCAGCTTCGAATAAGGCTTTTTTAACTTCAACTGCACTTTTTGATTTTTCTTCTAATTCGACTAGTTTGTCTTCAATGCTTTTCTTATCAAGTTTTAATAACTGGTCTAAATTTTTCTGAATTTTAAAAACATCTAATTTACTCTCTACTTGTTCTGCCACTGCATTGTCAACCATGCTAGCCAGTGTAGTTCCTAAATTAGATTGAATTTTACCAAAACCAATAGTTTTTAACCTACGTCCCATAGGTGAGTAAGTGTATTTTGTGATTTTCTTCTTAACATCAAAATTAAATTTCTCATGGAATATTGTAACTGTGTCAAATATCCCAACAGGTACATCCGGTCTACCCACAACATCAATTTCTATACTTTCCTCAATTACATCACACAATGTAGTTTTGAAGTAATTTTCACCGTATTTTCGTAGTGTTGTTTCATCTATAACATCTTGATCATTTACATCTAAATTTCCTTCATAGATATTTTTATATTTATTAATTAACGGACTATCAACAGTAACAGCAATTACTTTATCCTTTTCACCCTCTTTTTGAGAGTTGATAGTTTTTGTGAAGTGAATTCTTGTTCTTAAATCTTTTATAGATTTTTTCTGTTGGTATGATTTTAGATTTTTTTTATACATGAATAAAGCTTCTTTGTTACTTCCACCATTACTCAATAATCTAATATCATACTTATCTCTGATTAAATCTCCACCCCATTGACCTATAATGGAATGTTTATCTCTAAATAAAGCATTTGCTACTGTCACATTTTTTAAGTTAAAACTGTGAGTATTGGCTATATCAGAAGAGAACGTAAAATTATGGTTACGAATAATACTACTTGTAAGACTTCTCATCACCCTATCTCCACTAGCATTATTAACGCTTATTTCAGTGATAGAATAATTATTTAACAACGTAGCTACTTGATTAGCGTAAACAGTAATATAAGCGTGATGTTTTTCTACTTCAAATATGATGAATTCCTGTTCTCCGTGTAAGTCATCAGCTAGTAAAAGTGTTTCTTCTTCTAACTCTTTCCACAACGGATTATTGGTCGGAAATTTGAAACTTAATTGATATTTACTATTTCCTTCGTGTACTATTTCATCATTATAAGAAAAATTAAGAGGGATTTTTCCCTCTTTTAAATAGATCATACACGCCACCTCCAATTACCTTTTATTTTGATGCTTGTAACATTTCCAGTAGTTACAACGCCTTGCAATCCTGGGGGTATTTCAAAGAAACCACCTTTTTTACGGATTGAATTTTTTAAAACATTATTTTTATCATATATGTTTTGTCTCCTGTGTCTACAGTCTATAATTGCTTTGCTATCTAAATTTAAAAACATAATTTGACTACCTATTGCCAAACTCACTTCACCATTTCCTTCTATTTCGATTATCGGTTCCGAAAATACATTTCCGGTATTATTAATAGTACCTTTAGCTGTAAGCCTTATTTCAGTACTTTCATTAGTATATCTAAACGGGTCAAATAATAATTTAACATTAACCAACCACCTTGAATTACCTTGCTTATTGAAAGTAATATCAATTAAATCAGCACAATATTTAGATGTTTTTAAATAATCAAACTCTATTGTATTATCGAAATCTTTTAATAAATTACTTAACTCTATTACTTTAGCAAAATTAACAGCAGAGATTTTCAAAGTACGTTCTTGACTTTCAAAAGCTTCATCATGAAGTATATAAGTTCCGTTAATGCCATATATTTTATTTTCTTCTGATATACGTTTTTTTGCTACTTGAATCTCTCCACCGTCAACTAACACATAGTCTTTAGGAGGTAAAATTACATCATTAATCTTAATCATTGTTAAATACCCTCCCTTCTAACAAATGTCATTTGTCTATCATATGAGTTTTTAGCTAAAATTTCACCGTCTAAATAAGTGTTAATATCTTTATTTGAAATATCTTTTAATAAGTCTTGTACAACTTCTAACGCTTTAATCACGTTATTATCCTTATCTTCTAAAGAAAAGTCAGCTGTACTCATATCTTCAATTTTTAAATTATTAGATACGCTAGCTCCTATTTCAAAATCTGAAATATCATTTGTAAAAGCTTTGTTAATATCTTTAGCCATTCCACTAACAGTATTCTTTACAGTTTCAAACTTATCTGAAAGTCCTTTATTTAAACTTTCCATAATTGCATTACCTGCTGGGATAAGTAGTTTTCTATCGTACTCAATCGGACCTTTGTTATCTCTAATCCAATCAGCTATCCCGCTTACAAAGTTTCGAACACTTCCCCAAGCTGACCTTAGTCCATTAAGGAATCCGTTAATAATAGCACTCCCTGCATTCCATAAGTTGATATTTCTTAACGAGTAGAAAATGTTAGATACACTACTTACTAAGTTGGAAACTCCATTCCTGAATGAGTACCAAGCATTCTGTGCTGCACCCACTAATCCGCTTATTATGCTTACAACACTTGACCTAATACTGTTCCATGTGTTGACAGCTGTATTTCTAACACCGTTTATTAGAGAATAAAAGAAATTTTTAAAGCCTTCCCATAACGCTTTTATTCCATTAATTAATCCAGTTACTATCGTTACCACAGCTGTTTTTAAGCCGTTCCAAATAGTTGAAGCTGTTGTTTGTAGAAAGTTCCAAAGTGCAATCATACCATTTTTAAAACTTTCCCAAGCATTTATTAATAATGCTATAAGAGTACTGACTATTGTTGATACTACTGTTTTGATACCTTCCCAAACTTTTTGAATAGCTGTTTTAATACCATCCCAAATAAGTTTTAAATCTTCTTGAAGCTTTGTGAAATTTCCAGATACAAAATCAAGAATAATTAATACTGCTCCCATTACAATAGACTTAATGAACTCCCAAACACCTTGAATAGTCGATTTTACACCATCCCAAACAGATATAACGCCATTTTTTAAAATGCTCCAAGCGTTAGTAAAACCTTGTATAAACGGTTGAACTATAGCCATTATTGAAGTTGTGATAAAAGTCCACGCTACACTTGTTGTTGCCTGAATTCCAGACCATAGACTAGAAAAATATTCAGTTACACCTTGCCATAAAGCTTTTATTTTTTCTACAGCAGCACCCCAAACAGTTTGAATTCCAGTCCATAAGGTTGTTGCTCCAGCTGTAATCCCGCTCCATATACCACTAAAGAATTCTACGACACCTTGCCAAGCTTGTTTTATAAAGTTGACAAAGCCTTGCCATATCTGTTTTCCTGTTTCCGTCTGTGTGAAAAACCATGTTAAAGCAGCTATCACCGCCGTTATTCCCACAATAAGTGCGGTCATAGGGCTTAAAATCATTACAGCATTGAAAATTGCCATTGCTGTTCTTGCTGCCATAATAGCAGTTTTGAATCCGTTTATTAAAGCAACAATAGGTCCGAGTATCTTCAGTGCTATAAACTTACCAACAATATAACCTAGTGCGACTTTCACTAAGGCAAGTGCTACCTGATTTTCTCGTAAATATGAAGTGAAACTTTTTATCCATTGTGATATTACTTTTAATACGTTACTTAAAAATTCAAACGCTAAAGCTACACCACTAACACCACTTTCAGCAGTGTTAATTCCTAATAGATCTCCGATAAAATCTCCAACAATTGCTACTATATTTTTTATTGCTTCCCAAACATTTTTAAAAGCAGTTCGGATATTATCAGCAATGCTAACAATTGAATCAGCAGTTCTTTCATTAATACCTAATGCTTTTATCAAGTCTATCCCTTCTTGTTTAGAAATTGACCCTGTCAACACATTAATGAATGACTCTACAGCTCCAGAAACCTTAGTTAAATATCCTTGAATTTTGTTTACTACTTCATCTCCAAACACACCTCTTAATTGCTCAGCTAGTCCAGAGAATGCACCTATCACAAGAGATGGTAATCCTTTTAAAATATTTCCTACCATTGGTAGAAAGTTACCTACAAGGAAAGTCATTGTTGTACTAGCTAATTGTTGTAGAGCTGGTTTAATATCTTGACCTAGAGATAGATTACCTATCAAGTTTAAAAATGCTGCTTTCATAGAAGCAAATGAACCTTGTAATGTTGTAGCTGCTTCTTTTGCTGTTGTTCCTGTAATTCCTAATTCGCCTTGAATTACGTGAATTGCTTCATACACATCTGATAGGTTGTTAATGTCATACTTAACACCTGTTAATTTCTGTGCATCAGCTAACAGACGTTGCATTTCTTGCTTAGTACCACCATAACCTAATTTTAAGTTATCCAGCATTGTATAGTTTTGTTTTGCGAATCCTTGATAAGCATTCTGGATAAGCTCCATTGATGTCCCCATCTTATTAGAGTTATCCGCCATATCAACCATTGCTGTGTTTGCTACTTTTGCAGCTTTTGCAGTATCTCCACCTAATGATTTAATTAAGCTAGCACTAAATCCGGTTACAGTTTCCATATAAGCATTAGCAGAGAGTCCTGTTGTCTTGTAAGCTTCATTAGCATACTGCTTAACCTTATCAGCATTATTTTTAAATAATGTTTCAACACCACCTAGAGACTGTTGAAGTTTCCCACCTTCTGTAAGTGATGCTGCAAACAACTTACCTATACCAGCTGCAATTACTGCGTTTTTAATTGTTGAAACTAGAGTACTCCCAGCACTCTTTCCAGCACTTGAGACTTCTCCGTCTAGTTCTTTTGATATCATCCCTGATATCCCTTTTGCGGAAGGCATAATTTGTACATATGCTTTACCTAAATTTGTTGCCATATTATCCTCCTTCCTTCAATATTTTATTTCTTATTCTTTCGAACTCCTCACCAGTTGTGAATGCTAATTCCTCTTTAACTTTAACAGGTTTATTGATACCATCTACAAGTGACTTAGGTTTATTTCTGCCTTTTTGACCGTCTTTTGTTTTAGCCCAAACTAACAGACTTAATCTATCCACAGTTGAAGCTAGTAGCATAGTATCTAGCTTAACTTTTTGACCTGACATTTTCATCTTAATTCTAGAGTCATCTCTTAAGCCATTACAAAAAATAGCCACCGTTTCTGGTGGCATATCTTTGTAATTATAGATTCGATAAGTTTCAGCTAAGTCACAAATTACAGCATCTTCATCAGTATTCAACATACTAGCAAGGATTACTATTTTTTTAATCGTTCTTGAGCTTTAAAGATATCTTCAAGTTCTGCTGTTATTTTTTCAGTGTCTACAATTCCATCTTTATCTCTAACATGATCTTTTAATTTTTTTGTTCCTTCTTTTCCTAATAAAAGATTCATCACTCTTGGTAAAGCAAGAGGATTAGTATCTAATTCTCCTAACGCTTCTACTAATTCATAGTTTCTTACATTTTTTTCTGAAATAGAATATGCGAATCCTGTTTTAGTTACACCTGTTAATTTTTTCATCCTACTTATCTCCTATCTTTATTTTTTTTTAATATATTCGTAGTGAGTATTTCCATCAGTATCTGGGAATGCATTTAGAGTAGTTTCGAACCCGACCATTTCAGAGTCAGCATATTTAATTTCTCCTACTTCACTGATTTTTCCGTTAGGAATTACAATACGTTTTAAGATGTCTCCTTTTAGCACCATCTCAATAACGACCGCATGTTGTGATAATTCCTTAGTATTCGCTTTAATTGTAATACCTGTTTCAACATCTCCACTTACGTTATCTTTCCCGTAAATTTCTTTTAATACGTCAATATTTAATGATTCAATTAAAGTATAAGAAAATTTATCTGTTTTTTCTGTTTGCACAGTATCAACAATATCTCCACCCCATGCTTTTACATTCTCAGTACTAGCAGTGTTTTCGTTAGTTAGCCCATCTTCTGAAATATATCCTAATGCTTTAAAAGCAGCATTTAGTCCTGTAGTTGCATCAGTAGGAAGAGCCGTTCCTAATGGTGCTGAATAAATAGCTCCACCTATTTTCGGTTTCGCTGATGTTACATTGCTTACATTTGCCATTTTTTAATCTCCTTTTTAATAATAATGAATATCGAATACAGCTTGATATCGGTATTCTTTAGTCTCTAAATCAGTGTAGTTATAATCACTATTTAAGCTAACTTTTGAAACTTCAGATACGGTTATCAAGTCATACATTAGATTTTTAATTTTTTCGTTTAATTTAGCAGCTTCAAACATAGAAGCTCCATAACTTTGAATAGCTATTGTTGATGAATTTAAAAAGTTTTCTCTGCTTCCGCTTGTTTTTTGAATTACTATGAATTGTTTAGGTAAATTTTTCTGATGTTCAAAAACAATTGGTATATTAAGTGTTTTTGATAGATATTCTTTGACAATAAGTTCAATCATTATCTCATTGCCTTTAATAAAGTGTTATTTTTGTTGTTGTCTCTAATAGCCTTACGTGTTTTTGTTTTAACACTAACATTAGCCCTATTCTTACCTACGAATGAATTAATTTCATAACCATCTCCTGCGGCTTCTTGAATACCTCTAGCCTTATCTCTAAGTACTTCAATCATTTCAGGACTTTTCATTAGTTCTGCCACACCGCTATAGTTTAATTCAAATTTTTTACTCATATCTCTCTACCATAATCTTTCTATTCCAACTTAATGGAATCATTGATTCAATACCTTCTTGCGGAATACCTATAGTTCGCCATTTTCTTCCGAAAAATACAACTTCTCTATTTTCCCAAGTGTTTTTATCACCTTTAGGTATCCCCAGTTGGTATTCAGCCTTTTTACCAGTTAAATTAACTACATTTGTGACATCTTCAGTTTTAACAGGGGCTACTATCACATTTTTTACGACTATTTCTCTATCAACAAAAATAGGATGATTAAATTCATCCACTCCATTTTCTGTTTTATCTATCAAAACTACTTCTATTCCTTTAAGTAATGTCATAGAAATCAATTATTCCGTATCGTTGTTTTTTTAATCCTAAACGTTTCAACTCACTATCTTTTATAAACAGTCCTCCACCAGGCACTAAAAACGAGCCTGAAACAGAGTATCCAAGAGCCGACTCAGAATATTGAGTCATAGGCTCTTGATTAGTAGATGTCATGAGAGTTCTTGCCACAATGTCAACAACGACTGATTTCACAAGATAAGAATAACTCTCATCTTGTTTAACTAATAAATCTAAGTCTTTCTTAACTTTCTTAGCTTCAACCCTTAAAACGTGAGAAACTGTTCTTAAAAGTTCCTCAGAGCGACACAACTCATGAATCTCAACTTTTCTCCATAAAATTTCTAAATCATCAACGCTAGCAAAAGGTTCAAGTGCATTCATATTACACCTCTATTCTTTGTCAGATTCCTCTTCTGACTTAGTTTTTTTAGTAGATTCTTTAACTTCTTTTACAAGCTCCCAATCTCCTGAAAGCTCACTCACTGTTACTATCTCTACTTCAGTTTCTTTATGCTTATAAACGTACATAAATTACCTCCTACGCTTCTTCTACACGAGCAAATGCTTTTTCGTCAAGAATTCCCCATCCGATATAAGCTTCAGTACGTAATAGAATTTCATTGTATGCTTTTAAGTCTCTACCTGCTCCATCTGGGTCTCCATATTCAATAATTTCCATAGGAATGTTTTCAGCATATCCCCATTTGAATCTATTTTGGAAGTCCCCAACAATAGCATGATTTTTCTTACCTTTTCCACTTTGTGCAGTTAAAGTTTTGTTAATATCTAACTCCATACCAAAGAAATTATCTGGACGTTGTCCGAATCTAAATTCTGGGAATTGTACAACATTATTGACTTTAACTTTAGACATTGCTTGTCCTGCAGCTGGTGACATTGCAATCCCAGTTACTTCATTGTCAGTCGCAACAATAGCTTGAACTGCATCATCGATATTGCTATCAATCGTTGCAGCGTTGTAAGTCACAACATTTCCTGTTACTAATCCGTCAAATGAGTTAGTAGCTTTGAAACTTGCATCAGTTAATCCTTTCGGTTCTAATCCGTGAATCGCTGCAATGTCAAAAGCTTCTGCGATTTTTTTAGCAAAGCCATCTGCGTAATGTTTTAAGAAGTTCATTTTTTTCTCATCTGAAGCATGCATAAATTCATCTGTCATACGTGCTTGATATACAAATTTTAGCGGTGTAATAACTTTAGAAGTAATTACAGCTTTCCCAGCTCCTTTTAATTCTCCTTCTCCTACAATTTGTGCATTACCTTCTAAATTAAAAATAAATTGTTCAGTTCCGTTAAATGGAATAGGTTGTTGGTTTGATAATTTAGCAAGAGTTGAACGCCCTTGCACTTTGCTCATAATTTCTGTTACTAATTCCGGGTTAAATAAAGTCCCTTTTTTTGTTGCTGTTGATTCTGTCATTTTTTTATTCTCCTTTTTTTATCTTAAATTTTTAACAACATCACGCCATGCTGAGTCCACTCCTTTTTCTTTAAAAGCAGGTTCTTTATCAGCTAATGGCTGTGTATAATTTTTAACACTTACTAATGATGCAAGACGTTCTGCATCCTCGTTCAAACTTTCTTCAGTATCACCTTGCAGTCTGTCAGCTAAGTCAAACGGTAGACCGTTTTTCATAGCTATTTGTTGCTTAAGTGATTTATTTTTCCAAGCAGTCACATCTTTTTCAAGATCCGTAATTCTAGTTAGATTCATACTTTCACTTGTTTCTTTATCAGTGATAGCTTGTTTCAAGTTTGTATTTTCCGTCTCTAAATTTTTTATCTTTTCTACTAAAGTATCGTAATCAGAGTACTTAGCCTTCTCACGATCTAATCGTGATTTTATAATTGCATCTAATTGTTCTTGAGTTTCAATTACTTTAAATTCTGTCATTTTTTTATTCTCCTT